AAGAGACTCTACAAGAGAATGCAAAAGGAATACTTCAGTCTACAATGAGTGAAGAAATCAGACAATTAGTAAAAGAATCTCTTAAAGAACAAGAAGACGAAGAGGTTAGTGATGAAGACATGGAAATGGACGACGAAGAAACCGCCGTGGATGATGAAGACATGACAATGGATGATGAAGTTGAAGTGGATGATGAAGACATGGAAATGGACGACGAAGAAATGGACATGGATGATGATGATGAAATGTCTATGGACGATGAGGAAACTATCGACATGACAGGAGCATCAGACGAAGAAGTTCTTCGAGTATTTAAAGCAATGGGTGATGAAGACGGTATTATCGTAAAAAAGGATGGTGAAAATATTCGCTTAACTGACGGTGATAACGACTACATGATTCAATTGGGTGAATCCGAAGAAGACATGATGGAAACAATGTATGAAATTGAAATGGACGAAGAAGACGACGACATGGAAGACATGGGTGAAATGATGGAAGACGACATGATGAGTAATGAATTAGACGAATGGAATTGGGCAGGTGCCGCAACAGGTGCTGTCATGGGAGGTTTAGGTCTTAGAGAAGATGAGATGGAAGATGAAGTTGTTTACGAAATCGAAATGGACGAAGAAGACGACATGGAAATGGATGACGAAATGATGGAATCTAATTGGGGTGGAAACAAACACGACTATAAACGACGAGATGGTCGTAAAATGGGAGATGTTGATGGACACTATAAAGATTATGAAATGATGGAAATGGACGACATGGAAATGATGGAAATGGATGACGAAATGATGGAAATGGATGACATGGAAATGATGGAAATGGATGACGAAATGATGGAAATGGACGATTACATGATGGAATCAAAAAAATCTATGAAATCTAAAGGTCTTGAGTCAAGAAGAGGTCCAAAATTCAATTACGACAAAAAACCTAATATGAGTGGAGGTTTCAATACTAAAAGAAAAGAAGCTTTTGGAAAAGGAACTAAAGCAATGGGAACTGGTAAAGCCAAATTTGAATATAAAGAGGGTGAGAATATGGAAAAAGGATCTATGAAAAAAGTTGAGACGAAAGAAGCTTCAAGAACTTACGGTAATGGATCAAAAAATGGTAGTAGAGGTTTAAGAAAAGCAAGACTGAATAACAGAAATATGGAATTTAATCCATTCAAACTTTCTGAATCATCAATTAACGAAGTTAATTTGTTAAGAGAGAAAAACGAAGAATACAAACAAGCACTCGACGTTTTTAGAACTAAGTTGAATGAGGTTGCCGTGTTTAATTCAAACTTAGCTTACGCTACTAGACTTTTTACAGAACACTCAACAACAAAACAAGAAAAAATAAATATTCTTAAAAGATTTGATAATGTTGAATCTTTGAAAGAATCAAAAAATCTATATAGAGCCATCAAAAATGAATTGAATTCAGGTTCAAATGTAGAAAACAAAATTAACGAATCAATTGAAAGAACAGTTAAAACCGTATCAACAGGATCGGCAGTGAATTTGATTGAATCAAAAACTTATGAGAATCCTCAATTCATGAGAATGAAGGATTTGATGACAAAGTTAAAATAAACATAAACATAAATTAATAAAAAACTCAAAAAAAATGGGAGCATTATTAGAATCAGGTCTAGTTGGTAACATCGGTCTTAAGCACCTTAAAGTTATCAAAGAAGACACAATCAACAAATGGGACAAATTAGGCTTTTTAGATGGTCTAAGAGGTCACTTAAAAGAAAACGTAGCACAATTGTACGAAAACCAAGCATCTTACTTAATTAACGAAGCAACTTCTGACGGATCTTCTAACGGAGCGTTCGAAACTGTTGTTTTCCCAATCGTAAGACGTGTTTTCTCTAAATTGTTGGCTAACGATATCGTATCTGTACAAGCTATGAACTTACCAATCGGTAAATTGTTCTACTTCGTACCTAAAATTCAAGGTTATCAAAACGCAGGGTCAGTTGCTAACTTCCCTAACAACCCAACAAATGGAACACATTATCCACCAATTGGTTCTCCTGAAGCTGTAAATTCAAGTCAAGATGATCCTAACCAAGGTTATTCTACTGGATATCCTTACCAAAAAAATCTTTATGATTTGTTTTATGAAGGAAATGAGGCTGGTTTAGATCCTCCAGGATTGTTTGACTATTCTAAAGGTAAGTGGACTGCAGTTACTGCAACCACAGCTGTTCAAGTATGGTCAGCAGGAACTTTAGTTGACGCGGCTCTTTCATCAGGAAACACAAGAAAAGTAATTGTAAAACTTTGCGGATTTAACAATGCTGGTGTTGGAAAACTAATCGGACCTGATGGTAATGAAATGGATACTGAATCTTTCCTTTCTGATCTTAAAATCTTTGGCGCTGCTGGTTTATCGGTTAACACTACACCATGTGATGTTATTACAAACTCAAATGGTCAATATTTACCATTATTATTTAGAGTTGTAACTCAAATCTATGGTAAAGGAATCGTTCAACCAACAAGCACGAACACTTCAACAACATTCCCTACAACAGGAAATGGTGGAAGCTACAATGATATTTGTGATCAACAAGGTTGTATCTATTTAGAAGTTGATTTATCTTGTCCAGTATGTGCTGA